ATTGTTGATACGCTTCTGTTCAAGAAAATTATTGCTGTGAGATTTGTTATAACCGATATATCCCTTGTAGGTGGCATTATTGATTATTCTCATAATAATTCCTGCGTCCCATTTCACAATTCCCGAAGCGTTAAGTCTTTTTGCTTTTGTCAGTTCCTTTGAAATCTTCATTCCGCCCATACCCTCGGAATACATTTTGAAAATCATTCTGACGGTTTCCGCCTGTTCGGGATTGATGATGTAGGTATTTTCGCTTGGATTCCATTTGCCGTCCGCACCGATGTTACGCTTCAGGTCATATCCGAGAATGTTTCCGCAGCCGTAAAGTATTTTCTTTTCTCTGCTAATATGTTGTCCTGCTTTCACACGCTCTGACACTTTACGGCTTTCTTCCTGTGCAAGCGTTGCCATAATCGTAAGGCGGAGTTCTCCGTCACCGTCCATTGTCCAGATGTTATCATCGACATAAAAAACTTCAATGTTGAGATTTTTCAGTTCTCTGGTATGGGTGAGCGTATCAACCGTGTTTCTCGCAAAACGGCAAACCTCACGGGTTACGATTAAATCAAATTTTCCTGTCTTGCTGTCTGCAATCATTTTCATAAATGCGGGTCTCTTTTTCGCCTGAGTGCCTGTGATGCCTTCGTCGATATATTTGTCAACGACAGTCCAGTTTAGATAACGCTTTGCAATATCCTCATACCACTCCATCTGATTTTCAAGTGCAGAAAGCTGAGCTTCGTGTTCTGTGGAAACACGTCCATAGAATACTACGTTCCTCGGACGATTGCGGTCAAGTAATGCTGTGTTTGTATATGAATTTGCCATAGTTTTTATCCTCCAATTTATTTTTTGTAGTTGTCTGTTTTCAGGATAATTTAACGCTTTAAAGCGATTATACACGATTGGATTACGTTTGTCAATAGGGTTACGTACATTCAAAAATAATCTTTGCCATTTTTCTGATATCGTCCCATATCTGCTCCTGTTTTTTCTTGACTTCATTGATGTCATCGGCGTAAATATTTTCGGTGCTGTTCACACGCTTGGCAATCTGATTGATAGCTCTGCTTGCAACATCAACGTCCTGAAAAAGCTTGTTGAAGCAAGAATAATCTGTCGCTATCAGATAACCGTCCATAGAGATTTTTCGGAGGTAGGTGGACATATTATGAAGCCTGAGCAAAGCCATTCTTTTCTGAATTACCTCTTTTTCTTCAGGCGTGACATAGAATTTTATCTGCACTGTGCGATAACGTCCGTCCTCGTCAATTTCATTGTTTTTCTTTTTCCAATGTTTCATTTTTTCCGTTCCTTTCGTATTTTTTTACGGCAGTATTGCCGACAGTTTCTAAGAGGTTTGGGTTCTCCCAATTTTCACATTTTGTGCCGTTGGGTACACAAATGCTATGCTTGCTATTCTTCCAGCCTTACCCCGCAGGGTTTGAACTGCTTTTTCAAGCTATGCGGTTTCTTTTCCTCGTTTTGAAGCGTATTTTCTGCATTCTACAACAACGGCTCGATGGCTTTGTTTGCATTTCTCTCTGCAATGGCGACAAAGAATATTGTATTTCTTACGTCCGTTTTCAGAGAGAAAGAAGCTCCATTCAAGCTTGTTGTGCTTGCTCATTCGGGGCATATAAATCTCCTTTCCTGTTGATGTGACACGTGACAAGTGTGACAGGCGTGACATCTGTGACAACCGCCTGTCACGCAAGTCACGTTTGTCACGTCTGTCACGTGTCACGCTGACCTTTTCTCCGACGGTGACAGAGGATTAATTTCATACACAACACCGCTGTTGTCCTTAATCTGACGGATATATCCATTGTCGGTGAGTAATCGCAACGGCTCTGACATCTGTTCTGCTTTTCCGAATTTTCTGCACATACGGAGCAGTTCTCGTTTGTTTACTTTCTCGTATCCGTTGGCTTTCAGCTTGTTCAGAATATATTCAGCGTTATCCGTAACGCTGTCAGCTCCCATAATTCCATACGCATAACGAGCTTGCTGTTTATAATAGTCGGCAATATCAATCGCCTGTCCGAGAGTGAGTAATTCAACCTCTCTGCTTTCTGGCGGAACGTTATCCTGAATGGATTTAATACAGTGAAGCAAACCGCACAGGCGTAAAATCAATCCGTGATATTTCCCGCCCCAATCCTGACATTCCGCAAAATCAATCAGCAGTTTCGGCTCAATGGCGGTATCATAATATCTTTCGAATTCCGTTTTTGCCTCCGACGTAAAATGCAGGAAGATTTCTTCGTTGGTCTGCCTGTTGTACTTGTAATTCAAAGCAGAATATACAAACGTTTTATAGCTCTCTGTGATTTTTTTATCTACGGTCATCGTATCATATTTTCTGTTTCCGACTTTTGAAACAGGAAAATTATACAGAAATCTTGCAACCAAGCCGCTTGAATGGAATGAACGGTTTTCAAAGAGTTCTCCAAGAATATATGGCTGACCGCAAAGGCAGATTGACAAATACGGACGTTTCAGATAAATTGGCGGAGCATTACAGCGGTCTTTCTGATAGCTCTCTCCGTTCCAGATTTCAGTATAAGGTCAACATTTGCAATGCCGTTGCTGTATCGACCGCCGAAATTTTTGAATACGCCCGCTTCTGACGAAATCATCAGCATTGTCTTGTTATCCTGTAAAAGTCCCACAAGCGCTTCGGGTGTAACATCGTCAATGCAAACTCTCTTGAAGCAATTACAAGACGTTTCATCAAGCTCGGCTTTCTTCTTTGCGATTTCCTGCGCTGTAATATTTTCGCTTTTCTCCATTCGTTCAATTTCTGCCGACAGCTTGTTGCGTTTCTCCTGAGATAGATATATCTGCTCTCTGTTTGCGTTGTTATAGTCATCTGCGAATTTGATAAACGGTTCTTCCACAGGCTTCATAACAGGCGATTTGCGTTCCGACGGCTCTGCAAGTATCAGAGAGTAAAGGATTATCGGCTCTGTGTGGTCGGGCTTTCCCTCCATTCGATACACGCCTGAAAAACAATGTGATATTGCAGAGAGAATAGCGGTTGCCGCCATTGAAACATCGGTTGATGTTGACTCTGCAATTCCAACCGCCAAAGCCTTTGGTACAATCGGCAGACAGCTTATCGGGAACGGTGGCAGGCTCGATTTATCATTACGCAATGGTTTCGGCACGCTCCAGAGGGGCGTAGAGTTTTCGTTTAAGTTCATTGAGAAAATTTCTCCTTTCGTTCATAAATTTCGTTCTTTCCTCTTTACTGCCCGATATGAAAATATCGCAGTAAAATTCATATTCTTCAAGATGTTGCAGGCTCTCGATGAACAGCGGATGAAACGGCTCGCTCTCTGATTTAGGCGCAAGCTCTGTTCGGGCGAAACGCAACAGGTGGCAGTAATCGCAGAGAACACGGAATGCCTCCTGTTCTCTCTGACGTTCTCCGATAATGGTGAGCTGTGATTTTATGGACGGTTTTACTGTGTTGTGTAATTCCGCAATGCCAAAGTCGGACGCAAGCTTCTGTGCGGCTTCCGCCTGTGATATTCCGAACAGCCTTGCCGTGAACGCTGTCACATCGCCACAGGCACTGCAACCGAAACAGTAATAATGGTCGGCGTACAGCTTCATTGACGGACTGCGATCATCGTGAAAAATGCAAGCGGTCATTCCGTTTCTGCTGTTAATGCCATAATGTTCTGCGACGGAACGCAGGTCAAGCTGTTCTTTGACGGTTTCGTATAAGCTCATATTGCACCGCCTTCATAATTCTTTTTCACATATTAACCTCCTGAATTTAATCGGGATTTCTCCCGACATCCGCCGAAACGGTATGTAAGAAGCGGTGCAGATATTCAGTTGTCAAGGTTCATTTGGGCATAAGAAAAGCCGTCACACAAGCATAACAACAAAAGGGTAAAGCTACCCTGAAAACTTCAGTACGGGACTGATGATTTTCAATTGTTATGTAAGTGTAACGGCTTAAAAAGTCGGTACATTGGCAAACGGTATAATAAAAAAACGCTGTCCGTTTCTCATAATAATATGTTCAGAGATTTCCTCTGCATTTGCTATTTTACAGCATATTTCGACAGCAGTCAATAGGGCAAAATGACGATAAAACCGCCTAAAACAGTCACTTCCTTTGACAGGGATACTGCTTATATAGTAGGGATTATTCTGTTTTCTGCGTAATATCAAGGCAAACGAAAACATGCCCATATCGTTTTGATACAGGCATGATAGCAGGGATTATTCAAAATATCTTGAAAATTATTTTTTCTGTCGCTTTTCGGGGCGTATTTTGCGAAAAAAGGCTGTGTGAATTGGGTGTGGAACTACTATAAGGACACAAGGGCAGGGTAACTATATCCTAACATCAAAAAAGCAAAATGAACAGTATATGAAAGCGTTCATCGCCCAATTTCCGATGGAATTCTTTTATAATTCAGACGATTATGCTTACTATGATTTCAATCCTAAGAAATGAACTGGGATAACATTGCTTGTTTTTAATGTTCCTTTACTTAATCCAAGAAGTGTTTCTATATCATCTGAATATAAAGATAAATTATATTCATCAGAAAGTTCTTGAAGTATTTCTTTTGGCGTTAAAACATTATCATTAATTAACATTTCGACAGCTGTTTTTAATAATGAGGGTTTAGCTGTAACTAGGATATCGTCAAGCGGTTCACATTTCCTTATGCCCATTTTTTGCATCTGTCTCATTAACGATTGATACTTATCATAGGTTATCAATCCCAAAGTTTTTGAACGTCTTATCATTGCGGCAATTGAAACCTTCCACTTCTTTTTTAATTCGATATAATAATTAAGCTTGTCTGCATATGTTCCAACTTCTTTCAAAAAGGTATCTTTAGGGAGTAAAAATGCAGATGCAAAATCATTGGCTTGCTGTTCTCTATCACGAAATTCAGATGGTAATATGCTTTCAATGTCATCTTCCCAATCATGTAACATAATATGACCCAGTTCGTGTGCAACATCGAAGTGAAGACGTGCAGCAGTACTTTTGTTTTGGGAAAGAGCGACTATAAATCTATCTTCATCGTTAATACTAAATTTTTGGCTAAAAGCATCAATGTCATTTGTAGAAGTTGAGAAAGATGTCAATATAATGCCATTTTGCTCAGCATGAAAAATCAAATTGTCAATTGGTCCATAGCCTAAATCCCAACATTTTCTTAATTTCATTGCAATGTCTTCTATATCATCTCCGTCACACACTTCAGGTAAGTTAACCTGAGGAAATGTGATATAATCACTTAAATACGAGTAAATCGTCGAAACAAATTTAATTTTAATTTCTTGCTCGTAGCGATATTTTTTATTTGTAGTTAATAGTGACCTGAAATATGTTGATGGAGCGACATTCACAAGTTCAGTATCAGAATCCAGAAAGAAATCTATTGGGAAATTGAGTATTTTGCTCATTTCTTGAACCTTTGGAAAATCGGGAATAGATATTTTCCCATTCTCATACATTGAAACAGTTTGTCGCTGCAAATCTAGTGCTTCAGCTAATTCTGCTATACTCATTCCTTTTAAGGTGCGAGCTATTTTTAACCTCTTCCCATTGAATGATTTTAAATCTTTCATAGGAACCTCCTAATTGTTATTCTGCTTCAGCAATATCGCTATCAGATTTTGTAGCAATATCATGGTTAAGCTGTTTCTTTTTCTTTGCCTTCGGAGTGTACTCCAATCCCATGGTCGGATTTTTCTTCTTGTCATCATCATTGGTTGTTTGCTCAACAACAACACTTTCAGAAACTCCAATGTATTCATTCCAAGACACGTTTTCACATTCCTCAAAGTTGCAGTTAATCATACAGCATCGTATGCTATTCAGTAATTCGTCGTGGGAGGAAAACAAAACCATTGCGTAGTGTTGAACTATCTCGGTAGAAATCAGCAAATCATTACAAATACGTTTAACAGAATCTTTGATTTTTTCTTCATTTGGGCCAGGTTCAAACATTGTTTGCTGTTGAAACTCCAAATCTGCGTTAAACATATTCGCCAATTCATAAATGTAGTGTTTGTGATTTTTTGAATCGCGTTTCACCTCATAGAAGCGTTCTTCTCGCATAATAGTCACAAGCATACCTGTGGATTTGTCAAAGATTGCGAGCAAATTCCATGGGCCATGTTTAGTGAATTCAACAATAACATCGGGATTGTATGTAAAAGCAGCGCGAACATTACGATTTATCAAATCCCATACACGTGCTGGGAAACTGTTCATTACATTACGTTGCAGCTCTGCCTGTCTAGTATCTTGCATAATATCGTCCGTTACCGCTGAGTTGATGCTAGAGACAATGTTTCGAGCAAAGCTATCATCTAAATTGTGGATAAATGACATAAGTGTCCTCCTTAAATTTTATTTACTTCTATTATAGGACATTTATTATAAAATGTCAAGTCAAATTCAAAATAAATTTTGGTATGTAAATTTAAAGGCATATATTATTGTGCCAACGCAAACAGAAGTGCAAGAATACACGATGAATAATTAGGCTTGTTTATGAAATACCGATTATTTTTGCTTACAGAAAATAAAATATGCCCGTATCGTTTTGATACAGGCATGAAAGTAAAGATTTCTCAAGATTATCTGAAATTATTTTTATCGTTGCATATTGGTTCGTATTCAAATAAAAAGTCATGCGATATACGCTAAATTAATCGCCGTTACAACTCCATCATAATCTTCGTCCTCAATTTCATTGAAAGACTCATTGCATAACCCAACACAACATACAAACAGAAATTTTGCAAACTCATATATTGGTTCATCATGTTGTTCAATATCTTCTCTGATAACATCAGATTTTGCGAGTAGACAAATCTGCTGGTAATCACGATCTATCCTTTGTGTGTTTCCGTTTGGATGTGCATAATTAAAGTGTTGTGTTGGTGTAAGGGCAATCAGATTTTCAAGATACATACATATTTCCGGATACTCTGCTTCTGGGAATATGTGATGTACATGTGTGGCTAAATCACCAACGTGATTTGTATCATTCAAAACCTCGGTAATGCCATTCCTAAATTGGTCATTATAAGCACGGACAATTCGCTTGGCACGCTGTGACATATATTTCGTAAGATTACTATTTGCGTGAATATTTACGGTTTCTGCATATTCTGCTCTTGTCATTTCTTTCGGCTTATTTGCATAAATGTCCCTAAAATTATCACGATTATACATCAGCATATCGTAAGTGATTTTATGCTGTGATAAGTGACCGCCCTCTGTTCCAGATGTTCCGTGTAAAAAAGCGAGAGGATTAATTACCTTAGTAAATATACGTCTGCATTCAGTCCTCCCATTGATAGGAGTATATGCAATGGTAAAATCTTCAAAAGCTTCTTTCATATTTTCAAAATTGCTTTTTATATCATTATTAAAAAAGTTAACAAACAAATCTATGATGCCTGAATCAGTTAATACTTTCTCAATATAGCATTGAATAAACGTCAACGCTTTGCGGTCACTCAATGATATAAACTCCAACATTTCTTGATTAGCAATAGCGTAGAAATTCCTATTTCCTCGCTTTGTTTTATTTAGTACACAGGCATTTGCAAGCATTTCCATTGGCTGTTGAAAAAACTTGTCATACTCGTTTCGTGCTTTCTTTTCGTCGGGATTTGGTTTTTTGAAGATATCTTCAACGTTTTCAACCGTATATCCGTTATGCCAAATATCCATCGAAGAAAAGGGCTCGTTTCCATTTTCAGATACATAATTCACAATGCAGTCAGCAATAATTGTGACAACATCAGCGGTACATTTCTGGTCTATCCAACGTCCGTTATGTGAAATTCTGATGTCATAGTTATGTAAACTCAGAAAATCATTGATTTCATTTCGTGTGAAAAACCTCATTTGCTTTCCTCCTGCTGCAATAACCCAAAGAAAAAAACGGAGCAACTATCAACATTTAAAGAACGTGTTTGATAATTTCGTGCTATCTTGTAAAATGCTCTGTATTCATTGGTCGAGAAGTATTCTCTTTGAGCTTCGCTTATTTCTTTTCCGCTTTTCAGAGTTAAAATAGCAACCGAGCCATTTACCAATGTATCACTTGGTTTTTTAATAACTCTTGGCTTATACGTCATATTAGGCGTAAGGTAAACATCATTTCGCTTATAATACTTAAAAACAGAGAACTTTTGAGCATCTGATAACGATATGTATGAATCATATCCGCAAATTGAACTTATCTCTGTGCCACTATCATTTATATTTCGTGATTTAACAACTTTTATTTGCTTACTGTCCTGTGAAAGCACCTTGTTAGTTATCTGCCTGTCGCGGAAGACATTAAAAACATTGAATTGCAGCTTTGCTGCGACTGTGTCAAAAAAATTATTTCGATAAATAATCCAGTATGGATATTTATGGTCGAAAATATAACTTTGTTTTTGAACGACTACTTGTTTTTCTGTAATTGACTGAACAACAGTGGTACTTGATGAAGCAATTGTATCGATAATAATGTTTACAGTTTCAACAAGAACGCCCTTAAATCCATTTTCGCCAAAGTCAATTATAGATTTAACATTTTTCCTCTCTATTATTTCTCTTGTTTTTGCAAATTCAGGAGTATTTAAGAGGAATTTTGGCATCACCAATGACACACAGTTGCTTATTTTCATTGCTTTCTCAATGAAAAAAGAAGCAGTGTTAGTTGTATCGTTGTTATAACAATCATTGAGATATCGGTGCAAAGTATTTTTATCACCGTTGTATTTTCCAAAAGGAGGATTACCTATCACTAAATCATAGTGCTTATCAAACTCATGCAGTAAAAAATCGTCATTTATATAATTAATTGATAGATTCTTGGGAAGCTTAACCGATGAAAGAAGTGTCTTTAACACCGTCAAAACATTGCTGTCTATATCTACAACGTCAATTACAAGCTTTTTTACATAACAATATTTTTTTAGTACGAACGGTATAAAGTTGCCTGTGCCTACCGATGGCTCAAGTATATGAACCGTTTCTTTTTCTATTGTTGGTAAATTCTTTGTTATTTCGGTTAAAATGGTCTTGTCTGTGAAAAATGCAGAATAATTTTCACGCATAGCATTTGCATACTCGGCTATTTTTGATAACGTTGACAATCCATAGTTTGCTAAGTTGTTTTTTATAAAGTGTAGAAGATTATCATAATCGAATAAATGATTTTTCTCTATCAACTGCTTGACTTCTTGCGTTTTTAAATGGCTTTGTGTTAAAAAAAAACGCATTTTTGACGCAATACCCTGCATAATTGCTGTCGGAACGGCTTCTCCGAGGCATTGACGAATTTTTATTTCTTCTTTCTTTAGAAACGTCTTTTTATCCCTGTCAGACATAGCGTTTAATGAATCAAAAGGGATATCAGTCCATTTGAAATTATTGGGTATTGTCATCATCTTCATAAGCTCACGAATACTGAACACTCTGTCATCAGAGGGATGAATTGTGTTTTGGCTTGCTAACTGGTCATTGCGAGTATGGATACACGGACCTACCTTATCCCAATACTGTCGAGTATATTTATCAGCATTTTTTCTCTTATTTACAACAATCTCTCCGTCAACAATTTTATGCGGTACCCTATTGATGTCTGCGTTGTCAAAAGCAGATTCGCCCTCTTTTAAGCAGCTTATCCACTCACGCATATTCGCAGGATATACTCTGAATGAATGATAAATATCGGTGGAATCAATCTCGCCTAACCTTGTAAGTGGACGCATGTCGCCGATTACTTCACGCAATGTTTGTTCATCTTGATAATCGGGGAATAGTTCGAGCGGCGAAATAAAATCTGCCAAATCGTTTCTAACACCGATAACCAATGTCCTTGAACGACTTGAACAAGCTCCATAGTTTTTAAAGTTAATTACTTGCGAATAAATAGAATATGACGAGCCAAGTTGAGTGTTTATAGCATCTGCTATTGTTTTTTCCGTGCCATCTATATCGGTACATATTGTTTTCATGAACTGAGGAACATTTTCAAATATAAAGAATTGCGGAGCAACCTTAGAAATAATTTTTATTGATTCAATAACCAATGAGTTCCTGATTATTTCATTCTGTGCTTTTTTATGGTTGGCAACAGACATGCCTTGACAAGGTGGAGTTGCAATAATTGTGGTAACATCGTTTATGTCCTCTTCTTTTTTCCACATAGCTACTTCAGCAAAAAGGCGTGCCTTTATTGCATCATCAGTGATATCTCCGCAAAGATAACCTGACTCGTACTTGCATTTATTGTTATATTGCTGAACGTTAAGCCGTCTTTCAATTAGTTCATTTGTTGCGATACACTCAAAATCATTCAACTTAAATCCGTAACAGCCTACACCAGCACTGCTAAAGAGGCTTATATATGTTAATTTGCCGTTGCTTTTTTTGCTCATTTTCTACACCTCATACATCTGAATATAAGCTATTTGATACATTTACATAATATAGCCGTATGCGAAAATTGTCAGTTTAGCTTGATTATCTGTGTTTTGCTTCTTCGCGAAGTTCCTCACAGAAATCTTTGCAGTTTATTCTTCCGCCTAAACTGCCATTACCAGCAGTCATCAATCTTTTCAAACATTCAGGAACACCGACCAGTGTTCGAAAATGTATGCGTTCTTCTGGTCCCCATGCACCTTGATTTTGATTGTCTTCATGTACATTAAAATCAACATTTGAAGAAGTCAATATATATTCGAAAGCTTCGGCCTTTTCAGCCATATTGTTAAATCTAACTTGATTGTTCTTGCCATAAACCAATTTGCTTGTTATGGTAATCACCCTTTCGTCTGCGTATACGACTACATAATAATTATATCATATTGATTACAAAATTGCAAGAGCATAGAGTGTGCTATTTATGTAAAAGCCCTCCCCACACCGTTTCATACCATCTGGTACTAACGATGCGGGGAGGGTTCGTTTTATTATTTCACATCAGCTTACCCTGACTTCAACGGTGATGTCCTTCCATTGATTCAGTCGGAGATAACCACCGTTGCGTTTACGGTAAGCCTTTGCAGTTTCGTAGTCAATCACAAATACCCATGAAAGCGCTATTTCAGCCGATTCTGAGGTGTCTGTGTCAGAACTCCTACTTACTCTTGATAGCAGCCTGTGCAGGAAATAATTCTTCAATATTTGACTTTTAGGAGGGTGACTATGGATAAGCTTACAGAGGAAGATGTTAAAAACAGACTCATTACTCCTGCAATAGAAAATGCGGGGTGGCGTAAATCTCAAATGTGGATGGAAAAGTTTTTTACTGATGGGAAAGTTATTATAAAGGGTAAAACTGCCAAAAGAGGAAGTAGGAAAAAAGCGGATTATTTGCTACTTCATCATTCTAATTTTCCAATAGCAATCGTTGAAGCAAAAGATGAAGTACATTCTATTGAAGATGGAATTCAACAAGCTATTGATTATGCACATGTTTTAGATGTTCCTTTTGCTTTTTCGAGTAACGGACATGGTTTCGTAGAACACGATATGTTAACTGGTAAAGAAAGAAATCTACCTATCGACAAATTTCCATCACAAGATGAATTATGGCAACGTTATACTGCGTTTTATAATATAAGTGATGATATTCTATCTGTGATTCAGCAACCATATTATTTCGCAGAGAATAGTAAAACTCCAAGATACTATCAAAGAATTGCAATTAATCGTACAGTTGAAGCAGTTGCAAAAAATCAAAAGCGAATAATGATTGTAATGGCTACTGGAACTGGAAAAACATATACTGCATTTCAAATAGTTCATAGATTATATAGTGCAAAAAAAGTTAAGAAAATACTCTATCTTGCAGATAGAAATATACTTATTGACCAGACACTTCTTAACGATTTTGCTCCTTTTTTAAATAAGAATGTAATAACAAAGGTGTCAAAAAAGACTCTGGATAGTGCTTATGATATTTTTATGTCACTATATCATCAGCTTAGTGGCGATGAAGACATGGAAACATTTTTACAATTTAAGCCTGACTTCTTTGATTTAATAATTATTGATGAATGCCATAGAGGGAGTGCAAAAGACAATAGCAGATGGCGTAAAATACTTGATTATTTCTCAGGTGCAATTCATATTGGTATGACCGCAACTCCTAAAGAAGAAGGAGATGTTCATAATAGCGACTATTTTGGAGAAGCAATCTATACCTATTCATTAAAGGAAGGTATAGATGATGGCTTTTTAGCACCGTATAGAGTTCTCAGAATTGGTATTGACAAGGATTTAGAAGGCTATGAACCCGAGTATGGGAAAATAGATGTATATGGTCAAGAAATTGAATCTAGGGTTTATACCTCAAAAGATTTTGACCGCAAAATTATTATCGATGAAAGAACAAAAATAGTAGCTAAAAGAGTTACAGAATATCTCAAACAAACAGATAGATACAATAAAACTATTGTTTTTTGTGTTGATGAAGATCATGCTGGTCGTATGCGTCAAGCACTAGTTAATGAAAATTCAGATTTATGTGCAATTGATAATAGATATGTAATGCGTATTACTGGACAAGACGATGATGGGAAAAAGCAGCTTGAAAATTTCATAGATAATAATTCTAAGTATCCAACAATTGTTACAACCGCAGAATTACTTTCTACAGGGGTTGATTGCAAGATGTGCAAAGTGATAGCTCTTGATTGTGTAATTGGCTCAATGACAAAATTTAAACAAATTATAGGTCGAGGAACTCGTTTAGTTTGGGACAGAGATAAGCGTTATTTTACTATTCTTGACTTTAGAAAAGCAACAATGAAGTTTTCAGATCCAGAATTTGATGGACCAGCTTCATCTGTTTATGATGTAGAAGAAAGCAAACCGCTTCCAACAGAACCTGATGATATTGATACAGACACTAATGATGATAATGATGAAGAAATTAAAAGAAAATATCGTGTATCTGATGTTGATGCTAAGATTATTAGTGAAGTTGAGCTATTATATAGTGAGGATGGTAAGCTCATAGTTAATCATAAAGATGCTTTTAAAAAAATCATTGTAGAAAAGTACCCGACAGAAACTGACTTTCACGATGCATGGGTCAATTTTAGTAAAATAGAAATCAATAATTATTTTGAAGAACGAGGGATTGATTTTTCAAAATTTTTTGAAACAGTCGGAAAAGATGTAGATATTTACGACATTATATGTATGGTAGCTTATGGAACAGATGCAAAATTAAAAATTGAACGTACTGAAATAGCCAAACAATCAACTGCTTATGAATCACTATCTACAATTGTAAAAAAGATTGTCGATGAGTTGCTTTTAGTGTATATTAATGGCGATATATTTGCTATTGAACGAAAAGATGTTTTAAAATTACCAAACTTTAATCAATTCGGAGGCTTGACAAAATCAGTACGATTGTTAGGTGGAAAAGTCAAGTGTCAAGAAATAGTATCTAATATAATTAAAGAGCTTTATTCTCGGGAGGAAATGTAAATGTCATTTGAAACACTTATAAAGAGATTAGAAAATATTATGAGAGGAGATGACCTCTCGGGGAAAGTACAGTATCTACGCCAAATAGTCTGGATGATTTTTCTTAAAATATACGATGCTAAGGAAGAGGAGTGGGAATATACCGAGTATTATTCATCAATTATACCTAATAATCTTAAATGGAGAAATTGGGCAGAAGACCATCAAGATGGCACTGCACTTACAGGTGATGATTTAATTTGCTTTGTCAATAATGTTCTTTTTAGAACACTAAAGGAACTTCCTATTGATGAAAATACCCCTAAAAAGCAACGCATAGTAAAATACATATTTGAAGATGCTGCAAACTATATGAAAGACGGTACAAAACTCCGTCAGATGATTAACGCTTTTAACGAAGTAGATTTCACTGATTACACTGAGGCTCACGAATTTGGAGATATGTACGAGGGAATGCTCAAAGATTTACAAGACAGTAAACGTGATGGCGGTGAGTTTTACACTCCGAGAGCATTAACAGATTTTATTGTTGAAATAGTAAATCCAGATTTAGGACAAAGCATTGGCGAGAAAGCAGTAGCGTGATTGATACAAGATAACCATTGGGTGCAAGTGTGAAAATCCCATAGAATAAGGCTTTTTGAGAACGACCCATGAGAGAGGGTCTTATTTTTTTGCCCGGAAACAGAAAAATGGCAGCATCGGTAGCATTGAAAACAGGCGGATTTTGCATACGGTATTAACGATAGCAAAGAGCTATCGTTGCAAGGTTTAATGTTGTAACGATTGTAATTTGTGTAGACCTACCAGTCTTTGCACATACCCCTTGACTTTTCTGCCTTTCAGAGTGATGTATGTTACAAACTCGGAATAGGAGGTCTTTTCAATGCTTGAAAATGAAGTTGATTACCGTTTGGCAAAGATGCTGCTTGGCTGTCTTTACCACGATGGCTTACTTACAGAAAAACAAATGCAGAAGGTCTGGGATAAATTACTGGAATACTACCACCCGCCGTTTCAGTCGGTTGAGGTCAGAAAAGAAATCGGAGATGGGGTGACGGTCGGTGAGCGATAAAATTGTCAAGAAGGTGGAGAACCTGCCACAGCTTACGGCTGTTAAAAGAACGGATAAACTCATCCAGCGAGTTGCTGCCTATGCTCGTGTTTCTACGGGCAAGGAAGAACAGCAGACCAGTATTGTGGCACAGAAGGAATATTACACAGATTACATCAAGAGCCATGCCAAGCGTGGCGGTGGTCGTGTATCCGGCAAGCCGCACATTGCTCCTGCAGAAGAAAACGGTGTGCAGTTGTTAGAACATTTGATCGTGGAGGCGTTGTCATGACTTACGAACAAATCAATGAGATGATGCAGGAGATGGGGCTGCCTTTCGCCTACCATCATTTTGCCGAAGGCGAAAGTCCTGAACCGCCTTTTCTGCTGTTTTTATCCCCCGGAGAAAATACATTTTCGGCGGATAACTCCATGTATTTCAGCTTTAAAATGCTGGATATTGAACTCTATACAGATGTGAAGAATCCTGAACTGGAAAAGCAAGTTGAACAGGTTCTGAAACGTCATAAAATCTATTACACAAAATCGGAAGTATGGATAGAGTCCGAAAAACTCTATGAAGTACTGTATGAAACGGAGGTATAACCAATGGCGAACAAGAAAAACAAGGTTAAATTCGGTTTGCAGAATGTCTACTGGGCAAAAATCAATGAATGGGGTGAAGATCCTGACGGCAACAAAACTGTCCCTGCATACGGTCCGTCAAAACATCTCCCCGGTGCTGTATCGCTTTCTATTGAAGCAAACGGCGAGGCAGAAAATTTTTATGCGGACAATGGCGTTTATTATGTCATCAACAACAATGCAGGATATACAGGTGACCTTGAAATTGCTCTTATTACGACAGAATTTGCAACTGAGATCTTAGGCGAAATTTTGGATAGCAACGGCGTTCTGGTGGAAAAGAATGATACGGAACTTGCTCAGTTTGCACTGATGTTTGAGTTCTTAGGCGATAAGCATCATATTCGACACGTGATGTATTGCTGTTCTGCTTCTCGACCTGCAACGGAATCTGCAACAACAGAGGAAAGCACGGAAGTCAAGACGGAAAAGCTGTCGCTGAAGGCTACCCCTTTGCCGACAGGTCTTGTGAAATCCAAGACAACAGAAAGTACTACAGAAGCGGTTTACAACAACTGGTTCAAGATGCCGTATAACCCTGATACGGTCGTGAAATCTTCCGCCAAAACATCTTAAGGAGGTAAAGCATGGCTATTAAAAAGAATATTACAATCGATGGTATTGAAGTTCCTTTCAAGGCAAGTGCGGCAGTTCCACGTTTGTATCGTCTGAAATTCAGACGTGATATTTATAAGGACTTTGCATCACTGAAAACTGAAGTCACTGAGGGCGATGAAAACAAAAGCGAAATCGGAATTGAAAGTCTTGAAGTCTTTGAAAATATCGCATATATCATGGCAAAACACGCTGATTCCAATGTTCCCGACAACCCTGATGATTTTTTGGAACAGTTCAACACATTCAGCATTTATGAAATTCTTCCTCAGCTTATTGAATTGTGGGGACTGAACACAGCAACGCAAGTAGAATCTAAAAAAAACATCGCCAGACTGACCGCCCGATGACAACCCCTCTTTTTCTCCTGAGATGCAAACAGCTCGGTCTTTCTATGACCGAGCTGGATTTGCTTACGATTGGATTAATAAACGACATGTTCACGGAACGTGAGAATGATGAATATTCAGGGTGGAATGAGGTCGCTGGACAGGCGGATTTTGATGCGTTTTGAATCAACAAATGTGTGCTTGTAACCAAGCTAATAACTGTTCAGAAGATATTTCTCCGGCAGCTACACCAAGAATCAACCGTGTTAATTCTTCACCTTCATAATCAACATCAATTCCATTTAACATTAGAAAAATAAGCATTACATGAGTTCCGATTCTCTTGTTTCCATCAACAAATGCGTGATTTTTAATTAAACTGTATCCTAACTGTGCTGCCTTATCCATTATTGTAGGATACTATTCTATTCCTGCAAATGTTTGAAACGGAGCATTCAAAGCCGATTCCAGTAAACCTTCATCACGTATTTCAGGTGAACCTCCTGACTGAGCAATGACATCTCTATGAAGCAGTATAACTTGTTGTTTTGTCAGACGAATCATTTCGCAAGCTCCTTATATACAGCAGCATTTCGTTTTAATAACTTTTTGGAAATTTCAAGAACATCTTCATCAGATGCAGTTTCATCTGTTTCGGTATCATCAAATACCCGTATTTCATAGCGTGGCTTATTGTTCTTAAAGATGATTGCTGTTCCATATTGGTCAACCGTTCTGGCAACCATAGAAAAATTCTGGTTTGCTTCGGTCATAGAAAAAATTGTGTTTGTATCAATGTTCATACGAACACCCCCTTTTTATTTATTATATCATAAAGTTAGGATAAATTCAACCTATTTTTCAAAAAAAGTGAGGTGAAACCACAGTGGCAAACAGAATCAAGGGCATCACCGTTGAGATCGGCGGTGATACGACCAAGCTGTCCAAAGCATTAGAGGGTGTAAACAAGAATATTAAAAACACCCAATCACAGCTAAAAGACGTAGAGAAACTCCTGAAACTTGACCCCAAGAACACAGAACTGCTCTCACAGAAACAAAAACTTCTCGCTGACAGCATTTCTGCTACAAAGGATAAACTTGCAACGCTGAAAGCAGCGGCTGAACAAGCAAATACTGCTCTTGCAAATGGCGACATCTCACAACAGCAGTATGATGCCTTACAGCGTGAAATTGTCGAAACAGAAAATGAACTGAAAAGACTTGAAGCAGAAGCCAAAAATGCAAATTCTGAACTTGCTAAAATCGGTGAGGCAGGACAAGTCCTCCGAAATGCAGGCGATAAAATTTCAGGTGCAGGTGAAAAACTTCTTCCTGTTACCGCAGGTGTGACGGCTCTTGGAACTGCTGCTGTGAAAACCGCCTCTGACTTTGATTCTGCAATGTCAAAGGTTGCTGCTGTATCAGGTGCAACGGGTGATGATTTGCAGGCTTTGCGTGACAAAGCAAGAGAAATGGGTGCAAAAACAAAGTTTTCAGCGTCAGAAGCTGCCGAAGCTATGAACTATATGGCAATGGCAGGCTGGAAAACAAATGATATGCTGTCAGGTATTGACGGCATCATGAATCTTGCAGCAGCCAGTGGTGAAGACTTAGCGACAACATCAGATATTGTAACAGATGCACTTACAGCATTTGGTCTGACAGCACAGGATAGCGGTCATTTTGCTGATGTGCTTGCTGCTGCAAGTTCTAACGCAAATACAAATGTATCTATGCTTGGCGAGTCGTTCAAATACTGTGCTCCGATTGCGGGTGCTTTAGGTTTTTCTTGCGAAGATACAGCCGAAGCACTTGGCTTAATGGCAAACGCCGGTATCAAGTCTACACAGTCCGGCACTTCCATGCGTTCCATTATGACTGCACTTTCAGGTGAAGTCAAATTCTGCTCTGAATCCTTTGGAGAAATGGAAATCGCAACCACCAATTCAGACGGTTCTATGCGTAGCCTTTCTGATATTTTAGCGGATTGCAGAGTAGCATTTGACCAGATGTCCGAATCCGAAAAAGCAAGTACCGCACAATCCCTTGTTGGCAAAAATGCAATGTCAGGTTTTCTTGCTTTGATGAATGCTGCTCCTGCGGATATTGAAAAGCTGTCAGGAGCAATTGCAAACTGTGACGGCACATCTTTACAAATGGCAGAAACCATGCAGGATAATCTTGCAGGACAGCTTACCATTTTGAAGTCACAGCTTGAAGAACTGGCTATCTCTTTTGGCGAAATTCTGATGCCTGTTATCCGTGACATCATCACCAAAATACAGGGATTTGTGGACAAACTGAATGCCCTTGACCCTGCAACAAAACAGACCATTATCAAAATTGGATTGATGGCTGCGGCTTTAGGTCCGCTTTTGATTGTGGTGGGTAAAACGCTTTCTTCTATCGGAAGTATGATGACATTCATTTCAAAAATTCCGACAATGATTGCGGGTGCTAAGACTGCATTTTCAACGCTTGGTGCTGCAATTGGCGGTATTTCTGCACCCGTGGTGGCTGTCGTTGCAGTTATAGCTGTACTTATTGCAGCATTTGTAAATCTATGGAACACCAATGAGGACTTCAAAAACAGCATTCTTTCCATCTGGGAACAGATAAAGTCTACCTTTGAACGTCTGACATCCGGAATCGTTGACAGAGTGAATGCATTGGGCTTTAACTTTCAGAGTTTCGGCGATATGCTGAAATCTCTGTGGAACGGTTTGTGCAGTGTGCTTGCCCCTGTATTTGAGGGTGTATTTCAGCATATCTCGGATATTTTCACCTTTGTGACGGATACCATTCTGAGCGTGCTTGATGTATTTATTGGCTTATTTTCAGGAAACTGGGAACAGTGCTGGAATGGTATCAAGGGCATTTTTACAGGTATCTGGAACTTTGTAGTCAACCAGTTCAGCAATATTCTGAACACGCTGAGAGGTGTGGCAGATGTATTTCTCGGGTGGTTCGGTACTTCCTGGAATGAAGTGTGGACGAGTATAAAAGACTTCTTCGTTGGAATCTGGAACAGCATTTGTTCCGCTTTTCAGGCTGTTGCTGACTTTTTCACAAATATCTGGAATGCAATATCAGCGTTCTTTACAACGATAGCGACTGCGATCTATACCACAGCAGTCACGATTTTTACTTCAGTATATGATTTCTTCGCAGGAATCCTGACCAGTATTCACGACTTTTTTGCCAACATTTTCAATGCAATATGGACGGTTATTTCAACTGTCTGCACCACTATTTACGACACGATTTCAAGTATCTGGAATGCGATTTACAGCTTCATTTCTCCGCTTTTAGAGGCGTTCCAATATCTGTTTGAAACGATTTTTCAGGCGATCCACATTATCATCAGCAACGTGATGGATTGGATCTCGGAAAAAATACAGACCATCTGGAATGCGATCGTTGCCTTTCTCACGCCGTTGCTTGAGGGCATCAAAACGTTCTTTGAAACGGTCTGGAACGCTATTTATATCACGATTTCAACGGTTTTAAGCACCATTTCAAGCGTGATTTCTACCGTCTGGACTGCAATTTCAGGTTTCATTTCCGGTGCAATGAACACGATTCATTCTATTATTTCGAGTGTGTGGAACACCATCAGCGGTGCTGTTTCAAGCGTGGTAAACGCTATCCGAAATACTGTATCTTCCGTCTGGAACAGCATTTCTTCCACAATTTCATCGGTGATGAATACAATTCATTCGACTGTGACAAACATCTGGAACAATGTGAAATCTTCTGTTGCAAGTGTCATCAGCGGCATTTACTCCACGATTAAAGGCGGATTTGACAATGCGGTGAACTATGTCAAAGGGCTTGCATCAGATGCGTGGAACTGGGGACGGGATATTGTTTCCAACATCATTGATGGCTTGAGAAGTATGATCGGCAGTCTTGCTGACAGCGTATCAAATATTGCCGATACGATCCGCAGTTATCTGCATTTTTCTGTCCCTGACGTAGGACCGCTGACAGATTTTGAAAGCTGGATGCCGGACTTCATGAACGGCTTGGCAGACGGCATCAATAAAAGCAAAAAGGTCGTAGCAAAGGCGGTTTCGGGCGTTGCGGATACCATGAAACTTTCGCTCAATTCCGAGCAAAACTACAACCTTGACGGCATGACGGGGGCAATGATGAACGGCACTTCTGAAAATTCGGTGGTCAACAATTACTATCAAAACGACAACAGCCGCACAGTGAATCAGACCAACAATAGCCCGAAATCACTGTCACGGCTGGAGATTTATAGACTTACGAAGAATGCGGTGAAACAGTAATGGGGCGGAGTTTCTGCCCTGCAAACTGGAAGTTTCTTAAGAACTATAACGTGTAATTTATATACCAAACATACTTGCTAATATTAACAAAATCACTATTAAAACAATACACACTATAGTCAATACTAAGTTTCTGTGTTTCTTAACCCATGGAAATTTCTTTCCAAGAAAATAAAGTGGAACACTCAATACAACTTCTATAAGTATAATATACAGTATTCCTTGCATACCACCCAAGAAATTGTCGAAGGTCCATTCTTTTCCTATCATACACTTGATGCATCCCGCAAGCAAAAATATAAGGAATAGCTTTGGAATACACTTAGTAACAGAATCATAAGGCTTTCCGTCTTCGTCAGTAAACGAGAAATAACTATAAATAACGCCTTTCTCTAAAGCTACAATGTCCTTAGCAATATCCATAAATGAATTGCCTTGTTTTTCCTCTTCTTCGATGATATCCCAATAGTCGTTTGAATCTAGTGACACAATATCCACGTTGTCTTCCTTCATTTTCTCACTGATTTTGATTGCACCTTTTAGTTGCTCCAGTTCTTTGTATAGACTTAGAATATTATCATCTAGAGCCTTATCCATTGATTTTGCCCCATCAAAAATATCATTTATGACTTCCACTGGCATACCAATTTTTCGAAGTATAATGATTTTTTTCAATTTTTTTACATCCTCATCCGAATAGTCCCGATAACCATTTTCAGTTCTGCACGGAGCCAGGAGCCCCTCTTTTTCATAGAATCTCACAGTTGCTCTTGGAATCCCCAAAACTTTTTCAATTTCTTTAATTGTCATTAAAACTTCCTCCTTGCATTTGCTTAAGGGCATCTCTAAAAACTCCTTTTGAGAAAAAACAGCTATGCACGGCATCTGCTGTGTCAACCTCCCTCATAGTGCGACAGCACGCTTTCGGAAGGTTTCCTTGCAGCTGCTGCACATATCTGA